CTTTCATCTTTATATGATTTTTTCTCTAGAGGTGCATTCTCTTTTTGAACTGCACCAAGAAGTTTATCAAGTGAGTTAGTTCTTTTTAACGTATCTAATGACATTTAAGTCTCCTTATGTTAACGTATGTTTTTGTTTTAGTTCTTCGTATGTTAAATCTGTTCCAACCTTATAAAATTGTACATCTGGAAAGTCAAATTGTACAAGTTTAAATTGGTTATCCCAGTTAATCGTGTTAAACCCACGACTATCTTCAGGCAGATAATTATCACTGCCCTTATACATGTTATTTATAGGTTTGTTATAATCACTTCCATCAAACCCTAACATATATATCTCCTTTGCACCACGTTGACAAGCAAGATGTAGTGCAGTATTACCAGCTGACCATCCTTTAGGATATTTAATGTCGATTACTTTGTCATTGTATTCTTCAACCCAAGTAACATATAATCCAACATCCTTTCCAGCCTTTCTTTTAAAATCTTCCACATCTACATTTGGATTATGTAGTAACATCTCCTTTAAGTTTTCTTCAACAGTATTCCAAGTTTTACCCTGTACCACACAAGAGCTTCTTCCCTTCTTTGATGACTCATATATTGGATCATCCCAACTCATCATCAATGTTTCTGGTATGAAGTCTGGTGGTAAGACTTCCCAATCAGCAAACCAACATTTGTTTTTCATTGGATAGTCTGATTCATAAACCTCTTGTTGTATAGGATAGTCTATTACAACCAAATTGTCAACAGTTAAATCACGATAAATTGCATTACATCCCCATGAGACATAATTACCACTAAGTAATTCTGTAGGTCTTGATTCACCATTTCCATAAACTAGATGTATTGTCATTAAGACCTCAGTGCCTTCCAAGATATAGGAAACTCTTTTTTTCCAATAGTGTCAATTTGTTCTGCAATCATTTGTGTTTCCAGTTGTGTATCTGGTTTACATCTCAGATTACAAACACGAGCAAAGGCCATCAATGTACCACTCCAATACCATTCAGTATATAAATTTTGTGGCAAAATCATTCGTGCCATCTCTGGAGCAATATTTTGTTTTAACATATTATTATATGTTTGTTTTAAAAATTGCATTGTTGAACCTAATTCAAATTCTATAGTTTCATCAGACGAACCTTGTTTCTTATCTTCAGCTTTTAATCGCCACTCTTTAGGAATATAAAATTCTGGTTCGTCATCAACATATCGTCTACTCACCTCATTCCATACTAAACCAACTTGATGTTTTACCAACTGTCTTGCAACAAAGATTGGAGCCTTTACGTGTATTTGTAAAGATGCATGTCCAAATGGACTCCAATGATCATGTTTAGCAAGAAACGAAATTAGTTTTTTATCCTTATCACTTAGAGTTTGTTTGTATACTGTAGGAGAATCTTTTCTTTCCACCCACTCAAACTCAGACTCTTTTGCAAATGAGGTACGGGCAGCATTTACCACAGATAAATCACTGCCCATTTTGTCAATGAACTTTACGGTCATTATACCTCTTTTGGTTTCCTTGACCACCCTTTTTAGATGGGCGGTAACCTTTGGGCCACTCTGGAGTTCTTGATGCAAGTTCCTTGCACCGTTCTTTGAGTTGCTGATTTTCTTTCTGCAACTCGGCACAATCGTATTCAAGTTCCTTGATACGATTTTTCACTTGAATGTTCTCTAGAACATCAAATGCATTGGTTTGTCCTTCAGACATTTATAAACAACTCCTTTTTGTTTAGTTTATAGATTCTATATTACACCATTTTTAGTCTAATGTCAAGTACTAAATTGGTAATTGTGCTTGTTTTTCTAAGTAATTTAATTCTCTAGCATTAGCTTCGATCTTTTCTTTAAGACCTTTAGTTATAAGTCTACCTACTGTATCTGGTTCAACATTATTTTTTTGACAGTAATCAATTACTGCATCCATATGAGATATACGTTTCTCTTTGGCAATGTTTTCTATTTCTAATGAGAATTTTTTTGGTGTTTGTAGTAGAGTTTCAACTACAACTGTTGGTTCTTGCATTTTATTACTTTGCCTCAATTAATTACATTTTAATAGTTGTGGGGTTAACCATGACCCCACACGCACTTATTAAGTAGTGACCCTTATTAATGTGTAGGTGGGATTTAAGGATTACCCACAATTTACGGATGGCGCATCCTCATGCAAACTACCGTAAAAACCTCATATCGGAAAGTTACTTCCAAAACCTAATACTCTTTGTCTCCAAAGTCTACCAGTGTCACTACAACTATGAGTCATGTTAGACCCATACGCTAGGCCCGATTCCATGCACTACAATCCGAACTCCGTCGAGTTGGACTTTTCTATTGGTACGACTTTTCTGTTGCTAAGCAAGTCGCCAGCTCCCTGTGATTACGCAGCTAGTGCGAATCCAGAAGGTGCAAAGTTATCGTTTGCATTTAGTAGTTTTGACCAATTACGCAGTCACCCGATGATTCTACTCGCCTCTATCCTTGTCAGTCGATCCTAGTTCGCCCCCATCAAAAACACTAGACTACTGTATAGTCCTCTGCAAAGGAAAGCAATTGCAGCTGCTCTCTAGTGTTCATGGTGGAGGCGTTGGGTACTGCCCCCAAGTCCTGTCCAATTGTCGAATTGTATCAACAAACCATGTATTATTTATAACATGATTCGTGGGGCAATGTCAAGGATTATTTTACTTTTATGGTAAATATTTTTTCTCAGGAGGATTTTCCCATGGCTGTCTACCCGAATAAGGAACAAAAGTATTTCCTGGCGCTAACAAGCACATCATTCCATCTTTAAACATTACAGTAATTGATACAGTTTGTGTATCTAAATTTGCCCAAACATAAACAGAGCCTGAAAAATTTTGACCTGTACTAGTTTCTCTAATGTAACTATTAGCAGTCCACAATAATGATTCTTTGTTTTTAACCATTATATCAAACACAGTTTGAAAATTATCACACGGAATCGTCATGTTTAGGGTTTTTGGATTTGAAGTTACTGGATTATTTTGTGCATATGCAGAACTACACAGGAGCGCCGACAACATCAACGATCCCAAGATTGTCAACTGGCTCTTCCAACTTTTTAAATTTTTCATTTTTCATTTCCCACTCTGAAACAGTTTGTTCTATTAAAGGAACATATTCTTTTTTATCCTTTACAAATTCTTGAACAACTCCATCTGAGGTTACAACTAATATACAAATCTGATTGATTTCAATACCAGTTCGTTCTTCAAACATTTCTGCATATGCAGATGCTTGAATATAATAGTTTTCATTCCATTCATCATTACGTTCTTTTGATGAAGTCTTAAAGTCTATAATGGAAAGTTTACCATCAAACTCAGCAACACAGTCTACCCTACCAGCAACTCTGTAATTGTCAGAGTATAGTCCACACTCTTGTGCATGAATGTTATCTATTCGATGTAGAACTTTCTTTTCTAGTTGTCCAAATAAACAATAAGGAAGAAATTTTGCTTCATGCTTTTTCATATCCTCATTGTTTAAATAGTCTTCACACATATGATGGACAGCTGTGCCACGAGCAGCAGATGTTCTTGCAACATAGTTTGCAACATCATTACCAACACGTTTACGCCACTCATGCAACCCCTGTTTATTCCTTACAGAAAGAACAGTTGTCACAGATGGATAAAAGTTTCCATCTGGAGTTTCGTACAGTCTAGTACCATCTTTATTTCTCGCTTTGATATCCTGTAGAGTTACAGGAACATGATTAAAAGTTTTCATTATATATCCTTATTTATTACATTACTTCAAAATGTGGGCCATCAATAAATGGCCTGCGACCTTGTGAACGTCTAAGGTCAATATATGCATTCATTGCATCTTCAGCAGTACCTTCATATGATCTGATATCACCTTCTGACCATGCAGCACCCCATTTGATAGAAATACCAACATCTCTTGCTGCAACTTTGAAGGCATCACAAATGTCATCATACACATTTAGTTCCCACACAACATCTGATCCATCATAAGCTACAACGTCAACTGCATGTGAAAATCCATCGTCTTGAATAAGATGTTTACTTTTCATAGTTTGTGATCTGCCAGCAGCAACAAGTTTTTCTTGTTCAGCTATGGTGCGTACTCCATATGTCACTCCAAAGTCTACTTTAGTTAATTTGATGGCACCCTCTACTACAGCTACTAACTGTGGATGTACACCATCTAATTTATTTCTTGATCTATTTGATAAATTAAAAGCCATTATTCTATTCCCAATCCTAGTTTTGTTTTTTGTATTAAATAGTTTCTTACGAAACCAGAGCGAACTATATCTCCGATATCAAATTCGCAGCAGTTAAATTCTTGCATTTCTTGAAGTATTTGTAAAAAGTTCATCAAACCATTTTTTTCAGCAGTCCTAGTCAAATCAGTCTGACCAAAATCACCACAGAAAATAATTTTAGAGTCTTGACCTACTCTTGTGATGATCGTATCCAATTCATGGAAATTTAAGTTTTGACATTCATCTACAATAATGATAGCGTTGTCGAAAGTTAGTCCTCTCAAAAACGATGTTGACATAAAGTAAAAACTACCTTGTGCTTTTAATCTATCATACAACATACTAAATGCTTGTTCGTTAGGTTGTTCAAACATAAACTGCATCATATTAGAATATGGTACTTGATAGAGTGCAGCTTTGTCTTCCTCATCGCCAGGCAAGAAACCTATTTCTCTTGTTGGAATAAGTGATCGAACCACAACAACTTTATCTTGTGGCATTTCATTTTTCAAAACATCTTGGAGAGCAAGATATAATGATACAAAAGTTTTACCTGTTCCAGCACAGCCAAATAGAAATTGATTTTGACCTTTTTTCCAAGATTCAAAAACTTGTTTTTGGTGATCTGTAACTGGTTTAATTTTTGTCAGGTTTGAGTAACCTATTTCATTTTTCTTGGACATATTCACTTTCCTAATATAAAGTGAGATGGACAGTGACAATTCGTAGAAATCACTGTCCATCTCTGTATGAAACCTTTAAAGGTAGAAGTCTTTGTGCTTCCATTGATCAATAAATTGAGTTTCATACCTTTTATTTATAATCATTTTACCAGTTGGCCTGGCCTATATTCTTTTGCAATATTATTCATATTGTGAGCTTTACCAACACTAGTACGTTTTTTCACAGTGTCAAATGTTCTCTTATCTTTTGCTGTTCTGTTTGTTCCATACTTTTCTGCCATTGGTGAGTTGGGATGTGATTCAGAAATACGTTGCATATTTTCTGTAAACCCATCATCTACTTTATGAGTCTTTCCTTCGATACCAGACACAATTTTTGGTGTTGATAATTCTTTTTTAAAATTAGGATTTTCCTGTAAAAAACTTTCTAGTTCATTCCAACTACAAAATTTTTCATGTGATTCTCCATTTTTAGTGTCAGTTATTGTGTATGTTGGCATTTTCTTTTAACCTATAATTTTCATCAGATAATCTTTTTACACTCATCTGTAAAGCATGAATTTCTTTTTGCATTTCCTGTATTGTGTGTTCTAATATATCACTTCTTCCTCTAGAGTCTTCTTCTCTAGAACGTCTTAGCATATAATCATAATATCCCTCACGCTGTTGTGACATACCAATGTGGCTCCTCTCTTTTTTTCCATTTAGCTAAATGTTGCTTATACTTTATATAGTAGTTTCGATAAGAAACCAAAGAACTTTCATTTTTTACATCATCAGGCATTGCTGGTGTAGGTTCTGTCCAGTGACCATTTGGTATATTCATAGGAGGCCTGTAAAGTGCCTCTTTTAATTTACGAAAACTTTCATGTGATCTATCATGGTCATAACGATACATAAATTCTTTGTTTAACTCTGTCCATAATTCATATAACCAAAGATAATTTTTTTCTGATTGACGAACCCAAATACCACTTGGATGATTAATATGAGATGCTTTGTATAGAATACATTCAAGTTCAGAATTAAGTTTCCATCGTTTAATTTTACGATTATTTTTTGTTCTACCATAGTATTCTATACCATCTAATACACGATGGGCCGTAGACATAAGTTGTGCATATTCAATAATCATTTTACTACAATGACTGTTGTTATGCATTTCTGCACATTGATCTGGATATGCACTAAGGTAAAATATATTCATGTTCTATTTCTTTTCTGTTAATATTTTAATCTTTTCTGTTAACCATATAATAACACATTTTTCTTCTTCTGTCAAGTCTTTATTTCCAAGAGCATACAATGTTCTTTGAAAAACTGCATACTCCTGCCATTCTGTTCCAGTTAAACTCATTTTTTATCCTTCATTCGGTAAAAGATGTGAGAACCAATTTGAGCAATCCTATCAAGTTGTTTTGACCATCTAGGCTTTACATAGGTGGCATGGTAATGTGTTGCACCTTCTGTTATTCCAATATATGATCTATGAACATACATATCTCTAGCAAATTTACGTGACCGTTCCCAAGCAGTAGAATCTGTAGGAGTGTCTGCTCTTCCATCACAATACCAACTAAATTGACATTTATGTCTTTTTGGAAAACCATTTGAATCTGTTTTAGCTTGATACACTACTGAACATATATCATTGGGATATTGTGTATGGTTCGCCCTGTTAAGGACTACATCTGTGACTGCCATTGCATCTGCTAATGAAACTGCTTTTGTTTCAAAATAAATATTAAGAGCAAGACATTCTATTTCATTTTCTTCTATATTTTTTTTGATAACTTCTTGACCAGCATATACTACTGAAGTAAATACTAGACTGTTTACCATTACTGCTGTAATAAGTTTTTTCATTTCTGCCTCTGATATTATTTTTTATATTCTTCGTACTCTTTTAATAGTACTTCTTGTAGTTCGTAAGCCTCCTTTTCATATGGTAAGTCAAAATAGTTTTGACCATCGTGATTTTCATTAATTCCTAATTCGTTTCTTGCGTACTGTTTAACATGAACCATTTCGTGACATATAGTAGTAATCATTTCCACTATGTCTAGTTTTTTGTTAACTTCTAATTCAAAGGTTCGATTGTCATCAGCCATCATACAATATCCAGCTGTATTATTTTTAAGATTATTTATCTGTATTTCTACATCTAAGGTTTTCATTCTAGGCATAAGTTTGTCAATACAGAAATAAGCAACGTCACTTACTAGTTCACGTTGCTTCTTATTACCACCTATAGTGTAGATAAGGTTCATTTTTAAACTAGCTCTAGAGCTTTTTTGAAAAGAAAAGATGCACCATCATCAGAGTCAAAACCCTCTTCAGATGCAAAATCCATTGACGAACTCTGGTAACATGTATCGGCGATACCTTTTGTGTTTAGGACATATGCAACACTTTCAGCAGTGTTACCCCAACCAACAAGTCCAAGATTTGAGAACATTTGAATCCCACCTTTGTGGGCACTGATGAAGTCTACTTGATTTGACATTTGTAATACCTTTCTCTCTTGATTACATATATACATTAACACAAAAGGGGGGCTGTGTCAACCCCCCTTTTTTCTCAATGATTTCAGTCATTTAAGACTGTCACGTTATCATCATTTATATCATTGAGGATAAGTGATTCGGTTGGCTATGATGATGAGAGAAAAGGTGCCAACCAAATCACATTCGTATTATACCAAGTGGATCAACATTAATGAGAATTAATCCAAAGACTAATCCCCAAAAGATAGTTTTTAAAACAGTCATATCAGATACAAAGGCCCTGTCCACTGAATATCAAATCCACCATCAAGAACATTTCCCCGAGCACCATTCCGAGTAGGGGCATTGTAACCAGCAGCTTTCAACAGATCACCTTTTTTGAATTTTTTGTCATTGTCTGTATTGACAACAAACCCCCAAACAGAACCACCTTTTTTAGTCATAATTTTGATATACTTTTGACCATATTTAATAACCCAATCACCAGCAAATTCTTTTTGCATTTTTTCATTGTCTAAGAATTTATTGTAATCATGGTTAGCTGCAGATAACATATTTGCTATACCAAGTTCGATGGTATCGAATTGTTTGTTTATTGAAACTGACATTATAAACCTTTCTCTGTCATTATGTATATACTATAACATGATTCGTTAGTAATGTCAACATAAAAAAACCCTTGAAAAACAAGGGTTTAATTTGTTACCTATCTGCACCAGATGCTAAGCCTGGTTCTTGTGGATATTCATCAGGTGGTGGAACTTTATAATTTTCATCCCAACCAAATGCTTCTCTTACTACGTTTGAAGACAATCCTTTGTATAGGTTGTGTAGTTTTTTATCCTTAGCTGCAATAATAATTTTTGCTTCACTTTGATGTAAACCCTCTAACAACTGAAAAAACATTTGTTCTTTTCTGTGTTGTTTAGTTTGTCTATCTGCACCTTCAATGAAGTGCCAAAGTTTTTTAGCTTCCATTGCAAGAACGGAATGATCTGTTCCTTCTGGTGCATCATTGGGTTGATAAGGAACAGGGCCTTCTGGAATTACCCAATTAATATTTGGATCAAAAGATGATTTAAGTACCATGCGTAATGCATCAGTATTGTTCTCTCTAAGGATTTTTACCTTTTGATCTTTAGTTTTTGCTTTGTGTACTTTATCCAATACTTCAGAAAAAAGCGGTGTGTATGTTTGTTCGGCCATATTAAAATTCTCCAATTGTTTCAGTAAGATTTTTTAATCTTGATTTTATAAAATAATTTAGTAAGTTGCTTCGATCACCGAATGGAGCTGCATGAAACTTTGTTATAATTTCATCTTCAAGTTCATTTGGGATTTTACTCAAATCAATGAGTTTTTCATTTCTTTGATAATTTCTTTTAACCTCATCGTGTAAATCATTAATATTCATATTCAACCAAGTATCAATCTTTTTCTTTCCTAAAGGTTTTTGTCTCAATCCATCAGCAAATGTATTGTCTGGCGATAGAACATTAGGCACTCCATCACTAGTATCACCTTTAAATATATGTTCTTTTATATATGTTTCTGGATTATGACCATTTACATACTTTTTAAGAATTGGTGAATATTGTTTTACATTTACATATCTTTGAAGTTGGATAAAATCTTTATCTCCAGATACGATCATAACTTTTTCATTCTTACTACGATCTTTTTCTGTTTGAGTATACTTACACAATATAGCTATAATATCGTCAGCCTCTGCACCATAAACTTCCAGAACCTTGTACGGTAGGTTTTCTTTGATTTCTGCTTTGATTGTATTTAAGACTTCAAAGATAGCGTTCCAATCTTTGTCATCCTTTTCTCTACCCTTTTTACGATTAAATTTATATTGAGGAAAAAAGTCTCTCCTCCAATAATGTTTAGAATCGTAAGTAAGTATCACCTCACCATATTCACCACCAAACATTGTTCTATACATACGAACCGAATTTAGAATCATATGTCTTACCATACTCTCATCTGGTTCTTTAGATTTTGTCATATTCAAATGCATCATTAGACTAGCTAATGATATTTGATTCATATCAATAAGTATCATTTTGTATTATCTTCCTCAAGAATTTTCTTCACCAATCTGTCGAGTGCTTCATAGTCAAGCTTTGCAGCAAAACTAGTTTCTGTACCGACAGTTTTTACTTTCATTATAGATGATATAAGGTCTGTCATTATGTGATCATACCCCATTGACCTACACATGATAGATTTTATTATTTCATTTAAGAATCCAATCTCAGATATAAATTCTTCATTTTTTATTTCTACACCATTTTCTGCAAGATTGTGTATAGTAGGAATCATAATACTCTCAGCAACCTCATCAATAAACATCATATCATCTGTTAATTGATCAGTTTCTTGGGGAGATACAACTTTTACTCTAGACCAAGGGCCTCTGACTACATTGTTAGCGATGGATGTATCGTCTTCCACTGTACCCTCTTTTCTGCATACTCACCATAAAAATCATCAACCCAATCACCATGTTTTAAATAGTGTTGCATGTTTCTTACATATGCTACACAGTTAGCATGTTTTGAATGTGAACCCTTTACATCTTTACGCATTTCAGCCTTATAAGAATTTGATAAATCTTTTTGTGTCTTTATCCATTCTTTTATCTTTTTAGCAGATAACGGATGTTCATCACCTTTATCAATAACAGACTGACATATAGATTCATTCTTAGCGGGTGCTCTTGCTGCACGAGCCTTTGCAAGACGTTCAACTGCTGCTTCTCGTTGTTCTGGAGTCATAGGTTTACGTTTCTTACGAACCTTTGGAGCTACCCAACCATCATTAGCAGTTTTAGCTGTAATCTTCTTTCTAGACATTCAATTTCCTTCTGTGTCTTGAATTGCAATTTTCTTTAACCATCTACGTCTTCCTGCTGCTTTAGCAAGTCTTCTCTTTTCAGCCTTAGCTGTGAAGTGAGATTTTTCACGAACCTCATTTAACACACCTTCAGCCTGCATACGTTTTTTTAAAACTCGTAATGCACCATTGATATCGTTATTACGAACATCAACACGCATACCAGATTTTTCATATTCTTTACTGTTCTTCAACTGTCCTAAGTCCTTCTAAAAATTCTATAATCAAATCTATTGCATCAGAAGTTACAAAGTAATTAATTACTGAACTAACGATTCCATAATGACACAAAAGTATACCAACTAAAATCCAAAACATGGCTTTAATCATCTAACTTAATTAATTCCTCTTCACCGTTTTCATCTGTTTTAGTTTTTATATACCCACCATCTTTTAAACTATCTAAAGTGTGATGAATAATTTCTTCTGGATCAACTTGGTATTTACCCCAGAAGTAAGATACTATACAAGCACCCATTGTGATAATTACAGGTGCTGTAATATAATCCAACATTAATTATTCCAAACACCTGTGGGAATTGGTTTCCATATTTCTGAAACTGTATCTTCTACTATCTCAGTATCAATATAAGGCACCATTGATTTACCCAACGAAACTGAACGAGACACTGCCTCATTTAATGTATATGAAGTTTTTACAATGTGATTAACAGTAGTCCAAAAAACTTCTTCTACTTCCATTGCCCAGTTTTTAGTAGCACTCATGATTCTCTCCATCATTAATTATACTTTACAATAACACGATTCGTTATTAAAGTCAAGTGATATTTTCATTAATATTTAAATTATTTAGGAAAAATTCCATATATAGTTCTTCATTTAGAATAGAATAGTTATTACAATTTCCTGTAGTTTGTATATGCGTACATACTTTTTTTGGAGCATATCTTTCTACCATAGTTTCCCACCAACTAATAGGTTCTACTGTACAATGTGCATTATCTCCATTAGGAAGAATAGCATTAGCTGGAGCAGTTGCAATACCAAGAAATACAAACTTATTTGCTCTAGAGAATATTTTATCAAAAGTTTCTGGAATTTGTTCTTTAGGAATATGTTCCATTACATCAAATGAAATGATACCATCAAAATTACCCTCTGGTAAAATATCATATTCTGGAATTGCTGGGTCATATAATGATGGCATTATTCCACCCCAATGTTTATGGTAATTATAATTTAAATAACCTTCTGCTTTACCACACCCAAAATCTAATATACTTTCAGCTTTCCAATCTTGTACTAAATCTACTATGTGTTGTAAATAGAATTTTAATCCAGCACCATTTCCATAATCATTGTGTTCTTTGTGATATTGTTTATACTGTTCAATCCACTCGTTCATGCAACCCCACAAAATATTCTGCATCAACAACAACCAAAGGTTTCTGATTATTACGTTTAATAAAGACAACTGGTTCATAATCACCAGAATTAGATTGAGCTTGTTCGTATGATTTCCACACGTTCAAACTCTCTTGATTTTTACACTCAATAGAATATGGAAACTTTTCTCTAGCAGCACGAGCCATGATAAGGTCTTCTCCACCAGCACCCATGCTTCTAGATTCTACATCTTCTGGATGTACTTCAAGTTTCTCAATTAGTTGATCACGAACCCATTGCTGAAATCTTCTACCTTTTGCTTTAGCACTTTGTGTTTTCACATTATCCTCATTAGAGTTGGTGACTATCTACAGGATTGTCAGGCCAACTTTCACTTCCACAATCACAATTTTCACAATTGCAATTTTCGTCATTACAGTTTCCTTCACAATGACATTCGTGGTCACATTCTTGACATTCACTCATCGTACTCTTCTCCGTAATCTTCGAGCTCGTCTTCTAGCTCATCGTTGAGGTCATCACCACAAAAGGGGCAATGGACTACTCTATATAGTCGGGTATCCATTGCGTGTTTTAAACGAAACTCAGCATCACATGATTCGCATACAAATAAATTCATTAAACTATTTCACAAGCACCAGAAACACAAGCAAGTTCTTGTGCCCCAACAGTCATATCTTGAGATTCATATTCAGAAAGTTTTGACCAATCTATTTCTTTTGGCATTTGATCTAACAAAAATTCATAACCTTCTTTATTAGTATCTTGATATGGTGCTTGTTGATATGTGTGTTCACTAAATGGTAAGAATGACACACCACTCATCCAATCAAAGTTTTTGTAAACCCATGAACCGACTTCCATCCATTCATCTTCTTTAACAGAAATTGTGACTGATGGCTTGTGCTCACACCAATGTTTCTGATAAGTTAACCACAATTCTAATTGTTCGATAGCAGACATGTCTGTTCTGAAAACTGCACCTTTGTCAACTTTCATAGGAAAAGAGAACACAGCAGTGTTAGCAGGATTCATTACATCATCTTCTACAGGAAATCCCATGTCTGTCATCATCTTTGTTAATGGGTCTTTCTTATCTCCACGAACTGTACGAATATAAAAAGGATTATGTCTCGCATGTATTCCAGATGCAGCATCAACGAGCTGAGAAACTGTGCCCGAGGGCTTAACGCAAGTTATAGCAACAGATTGATTAATACCTAGTTTTGATGCCCATTCTTTATTTACTTTAACTGCGTGAGTTTTTAAATCTTCAAGTAGATTTTCAATACCTTTTGTTTTACCATTTGTAAGTGAGTTATCCATGATACCTGTGAGCGAAACACCAAGAAGTCTTTCCTCTGAACAATTCTTTTTCCATGCAGCAGATACATATTTAAAGTTTGTAAGTGTGGATTGTAAAGTTCCAAGAATCGTTGCAATACGAACTTTTTCTAAAAGAGACTCCTTTGTATCTTCTGGTCTTACTACAACCTCGCTAAGATTGCACGTTTCTCTTGATCGTAAAATTATCTCAGAACAAGGATTCGTGCCGAATTGATGACCTTCTACTTCCCTACGACCATTCAATTCAGCCATATGATTAGCACTTTCCCGATTGAATATACCCCTTTCACCAGACTTAGAATCATAAAGAGCTTTCCACTCATCCATGAAGATACCCATATCTGGTTTCTCAGTATATGCAGCTGAGTTATTTGCAAGAGCACGTTGTGGATTATCTTGCCACCACTGACCGGCCTTTGCATGTCTCATACGGTCATCAGAGAGGTTTGAGAGACTTATGAGCGCACTTCTTCGTACACCCCCTACTACAACTACCTCTGCAATCTTACAAACAATATCGTGACATTCTAGTGAAGTTAGTTTTCTACCAGCTGCACCTTTAAGTACATTGGTTACAAAATTAAAAAGATTTTCTAGTGGTGCAGGCCCTGATGCACGACCACCAAATGTTTTAAGTGGCGCACCAGCTGGACGTACTTTGGATACATCCCAACGTGGAATTTGACCAATATACAACATACCCATCAATTCCTTAAAGGCCTTTGCCCAACCCATCTTACTATCTGCAACAGTAATTACAGTATCACTTGGATGAAACTCTTCAGCAACTCTTGGTAGTTCAGATACAAACTGCCTTTCAACAGAAAATCCAACTCCTGTACCATTCATAAGAATATAAAGAATCTCATCGAATGCTGTAATGCGTTCTACTGCAACATAAGAACAATTATAACCAGCCATATTTTCACGCTTTAATGCCTCGCCAGCAGTCATCAAACACCTCATAGAAGGCATGACACGTTGACCTAGTACTGCAACCTCAAGTTCATCTCTAACTCTATCACTTATTTTAAAATCACACATTTCCTTAACATGTTCTGTAAAAAAATCAAAGTATCTTGTAACAGTTTCATTCCACGTTTCTCTTCGACTTTCTTCTGGTAACCATCGTGAGTATCTTGATAAGTGAATAAATTCTTGATATGGGGTTGGTAGGTAATTACTAGGCATTAGTTCTTCTCCATGTTGTCAGTCTTATCTTAGCCATATTGCCCTGATAAGCATTCTTTTCTATTATTATTTGTATTTCGCTTTTTGTTTTTCCAGACAAGATCATATCATTTATATCTTTTTCTTTCATATCATCTGGCCAGAGGACAACTCTATATCCTTCATCAATAGTCTTTCCAATCTGTCTTAATACTTCTGTATTTCTCCTCTCGTTATCAAAAATAATCGTAGTATTTTCTTTAGGTAACTTCATAAAATCTGCACCAGCGACAGCAATGCAATTATCCAAAAATAAACTATCTATGGGGCCTTCGACCACATAGGTATGTTTCTTAGGATTCAGTCTATTAAGACCAAATACCTTATCTTTTTCTGGATCAAGTTTAATGGTAATGTATTTTGGTTGTTCATCGCCGAAAGCTCTCCCTTGAAAGGCAAACATTTTATTGTTTTCATCAAAGAATGGTATTATCAATCTAGGATGATCGCCCTTCAAAGAAGGGAATTTGTTAGGTACAACTTTATTTACCCAAGAATAAAACTTAGGGGCAAAAAACAATTCAAAATGAACTGTAGAAGGAATCCGTCTGTTTTCCACAAATTTCTTAACAGGATGATCATGTCTTAGTGATGATATCTTTTTAAGAGATTTAAGTGGAGATGGGCCTTTCATAAAGTTTGGTTGTTGAAATTTACCAATGTCGGGAACATCAGCATCGTTCTTTTTGTATCGTTCAAATATATAGTCATCATAAATCTTAGGATCAACATGCTTTAATAAGTTCTGAAAACTAGAACCTTTACCACAATTATGACACTTATATATAAGATTCGATTCTTTACGAAATACGAATCCACGAGCCTTTGATTTATTTTTTTGAGAGTCACCACAATAAGGACAACGAAAATTAAAAAGAAAATCACCCTTCTTTTTAAACAGTTGTAATTGTGATGATGCGATTAATAGATACTTTTGTTCAATATACATTTAATCATAATAACATAATTTTGTTGCAGTGTCAACCCCAAATCGGCATTTTTTGTAGAGCAAATCCAACTACGATAGAACCACCGATAATCAACCAACGCCACTTTTCAAGAATACCAACTCTACCATTTAAATCACTTCTTAGATTTTCTATATGTGCAGCCTGTTCTATTTGATACTTGGTAATCATATCTCTCATCTCTTTAGAATTTGTGGTGATACGAGAATGCAGTTCTTTTATATCATTACTAAATTCTTTATTTGCTCTAGAGGAAGCTTCTTCCTGTTGAGATATCTTTTCTTCATGTACAGCAAGCATACGATTCACAGAAGTAGTTACTTCAGTAATTTTTTCTATAGCAGTGTCTAAACGATTAAAGATAAATTTAATATCTTTAACTTCTTTCTTGAGTAAAGCTACTTCTGTGTTAATGTCTTCCATTTATTATTTCCTTACTACAGAATCATTATATCAGTTTGCCAGAGGATTGTCAAGGGCTTCTTCCACCATTTCTTTTAATTCTTTTCTTGTGAGTTTCATTTGATCTCTTGTGTCTTTTTCAGATTGACGCATAGTTGATTCAACTTCACGTACTGTTTCATTTGTCTCTGATCTAATCTCACCCATAGTATCACGAATCTTTTCTAGTTCTAAATCAAGTTCTTTTGCCATTTCTTCTAATTCATCTTGAGCCTCTTTAAGATCATCCTCAGCTTCCTTGAGTTGTTCTTTTGTTTTAGCTTCAAACTTATCTATGGCATTTTCAGTCTTTTCCTCAAAGTGTTCTACCGTTGATTCAACATGTTGTTTTGAATCTTCAACCTTTACTTTTAGTTTATCTAAACCAACATCTATTCTATCAATGTCACCCTTCATATCATTCTTAATATCTCTGGTGTATGATATTGCATCCTCTAATCTGATTTCTATTTCATTGTTACGTGCTGCAATTGCATCAGTATCTATTTCTGCAATAATTTCCTTCATGTCCATGTAGTCTTTATAAAATTCAAATACACCCCATGTAGCAGCACCTAGTGTAGATAGTGCAGTGAGTATAGCAAACAATCTACCACCTTTAAATGTTACTCCAGCAAATTCAAACTCTGCCATAATTAATTCCTTTCATATTGTTCTCTTACCATCTTATTGTGTGTTTCATCACTAGCACCAGTAAAAAACCTTTGTGATGGATTATCAAATACACGTTGATCATTGTATATGTCTTTAGTTTCATAGTAGTTACCATCAGGCATTTGTGATTGTTGATAGTCTCTTATCTTTGGATTGTATCCCAACAACGCAGCCTTTGCCTCTTCAGAAGTATCACCACCCAATGCCTTTTCAACCAATTCATCTTCTAGATTTTGTTGCATACCCAACTGTTCCTCAGAAACTTCATTCAACCCACCATTATCAGATTCTTCTATAACATCTTTTGTAACATTATCAATTAATGTGTTCAACTCTATATTTAGTCTTGCAACAATATCAACTGGTAATGAACTCTCTACCGATACTTGACTAAATCCAAAATCTACAGAACTCCCATATTCAGCTGAATTAGTTATATCTACAGCACTCAAACCACTACTCGCAATTAGTGATACATCACTACTGCCAGATAATAATTCAACACCAGCATCAGTTTGTTGCAATGAAGTTTGATTATTACTAAAATATGATCCAGTACTAGATTGTGTTCCAGAACTACCACCAGAACTATCAGCAAAACCGCCAGACGATAAAGTGTTACTGTCCATACTTGTACCACTGGCAGATATACCATCGGCTGATAAACTTTGAGATGAACTATCTGTTGCAACCTGTTGTGCATCAGTTGCAGTTTCAGATGCAGCAGTTAATGCTTTATTTTTCAATTTTTTATTAGAAGGTTTTTCAGTAACATTTGGTATACTATCTTGGATTAATTCTTCTACCTCTATCACATCGTCTAATATGGGGTCTATGGACGGTTCTAGTTCTTCGATTGTCATAGGTTCAGGCTCTGGTAATACTTGTATAGAATCTTCAAGTACATCAATCATTGGTTCTTGTACATCAATACCAGTAGTTGCTTCTAAATCAATACCAGTAGTTGCTTCCAAATCAATGCCTAAACTTAAATCTTCTAAAACATTTGTTACATCTGGTATTCCAGTATCATTAATAGGAGGCAACCCAATGTCATCATCAAAAATATCACTACCATCATTTGCTGGTTGTCCATCATCCACACCAGTTAGTATTTGATCGTCAACACCTAAGTTATCACTAATGATAGGTATTTCATCAATAATCACATTACCATCATCGGCAATATTAATATCAAGTCCACCACCAACTGTTGGGTCTGGATTTACAGAACTACCATCATCACCAGTAATCATACTATTATCTTGACCATCAAATTCATTTGTTTCTGAAATATAATTATAACATGCTGGACTATATTGGGAATTTGCTTCACATTCCTCTTCAAATGTCAATGCAGTTGTCTGGCCAGGATAGGTAAAGTTAGGATCAAAGTCTTGTTCATGTCCAGCAAGTGTTTTATAAACCATATGAAATTTTAAATCACCAATACCATCACCAGCAGTATCGCCAGTCATAGTCGCTACAAATGTATAAGTATCCGTAATATTTATTAGAAATGGTGGTATATCTTCAGCTGAATAGTCAGTTCCATCAATTGTACCAGTAAAACTTTGTGTTCTAGCATAAACTAAAGTATCACCGTCTTTTATTTCCATTTTAAAGGCTAGTGTTGAGTTTCCACTTTTATATACTTTGTACTCATATTTCCACCCCTTAAATTGCACACCAACTCCAGCAGCCTGAAACGCAGCATTAATCAGAATAGTCGCCTTTGCAAATTGTTGAGCTGTACTATCGTTATTAATAAATTTGTAGGAGTTTGTACTTGTGTCGTAGTATACATCATTTTCACCAGTAAGAGTTACCGCATCAGCACCATCCAACATTTGCATAGAAACAGTGTTACATAGAATAGTGTCAGAGTATGTTGTTGTACTATCAGTCCTTAGTAAAGTGCCGTCATAGTATTCAATACCACAATCATGTGTTTCAGTAGTAGCGAATACCTCAGAGGAGTAGAAGCAACAAACTAAGACCACCCAATGTTTTGAGTATGGTATCATTTTTTATCTCTTCTTGTTGTTCTATTGCAGCATTTTTAGGATGTACTGGTTTTGCTTTTGGTTTAGGGTCTACTTGTTTCCATTTTTTCTGAGCCGCTTCTCCAATCTCACCATCAAATGGACAAGGTGTTCCTGCCATATCCATGGCTAAAAATATTTCTACATCTTGACATAAGAGTGCGATTGCTGCAACTTTCATACCCATATTATACAAAGTCTTAGACTTCTTTAATCTTTCACAATTCAAATCTCTGATATGAGAACCGCCTGCAATACCCACAATTTGTGTTTGTACTGAACCAGATACAGCTGTAGTACAAGTATCAAGACCACCGGCATTGACTGTCGGTGCAATCGCACTAGGTGGCGGAGCCGTAACAGTTTGGTTTTGATTTACAGTACTGTTATTAGTATTTGTATTAGTGTTATTACTTGTACTATCCACATTACTATTATTTGTATTAGTATTGGTGTTATTATTTGTATTGGTGTTCGTATTTGTGTTAGTATTAGTTGATGTACTATTAACAGTCTGATTGACAGTAGAATTGCTTGTACTATTAACAGTCTGATCTACAGTTGATGTACTAGTATTTGTGTTTGTATTATTATTTGTGTTTGTATTATTGGCTGTAGAGTTGATTGTAGTATTATTCGTATTATTATTTGTATTTGTGTTTGTATTATTACTTGTATTCGTGTTAGTATTAGTGTTATTATTAGTATTCGTGCTTGTACTCGTATTTGTGTTTGTATTAGTATTCGTATTGGTGTTAGTATTTGTGTTGGTTTGATTACCAGTTATACTTGTGGTGTTATTATTTGTGTTGGTATTGTTAGTTGTAACACTAGAAGTTGTATTAGTGGTGCTATCAGTTAATGCACAGTCAACACCTGTAAGAGCACAATCTACAGCATTTACTTGATCTTGAGCAATAGCTAAAGCAGATGGTAACATCAGCATACAGAATAATATTATTCGTAAAATGATAACTTGCACTAAAACGCTCCTGTCCTTTAATTATTTATAATCAAACTGCTAGGTATTTATTATATGCAAGTATTAGGTAAAATCTATATTTAACCATTTCCTATCTTGTCTAGGGTTTCTTGTATTCAACCACTTTTCTCTACTTCTCATAGGAAAACTAACAGATATTCTAGAAGTTAAGTTTCTGGGCTCGTGGATTACTTCTTTTGGTATAAAGATAGCATCGCCTGGCTCTAAGACTTCATCAATGTAAACACCATAATCTTCTATATTTTTTACATTAGGGGAAACTTTACTTGTATCAACACTATCTTTGCAACATCTCCAATGTGTTCTTCCCACTGCTTGAACTATAAGGTTTGTTGCTGTATCATAATGTGCTCCAAAAAAATTCTCTAGTTCTTTTTTAACAGAGAAAAATATATGTGCATCACAATTTTCACCAGACATTTCTTCCAAGTAAAAGGCTATTTGATTTATTTTTTCATTTACTCTAGAACTGTCTGGCCAGTAACAAACTGAACTGTTTATTATTTCTTCTACTAATGTTGGTGGTATAGTTGTAGTATCTTTTACCCAAGGTTCTCTTCTATCTTGATCTGATAAATTTTTCCACTTGGTTAATTTTCTAACTTCTTTAGTTGGTATGAGTCTTTGCGTAGTTTGAAAAGACCTTAGATTTAAAAGTTTGTTAAATTCTTCTACAGAAAATATGTCTGGAAATATATTCTTGAATACACGAGCTTCATTCTTTTCCACACACTCCTGTATAAGTGTTGATTCTAATTTATCCATACTATTCCCAATCAATAATTAAAAGTATTACTTTCTAAACTTTTTATTCTTTTTTCCAATTCATCAATCTTTTTTGTAACATGAGGATATTTTTTTCTCCACGCATCATCTGGTTGTTCAAACCAAGTCAACCCCCAACGATCTATTAGATAATCTAAAATACGATCAAACCAACTATATCCCCATAGACCTATTCGTGTTCCTTGAAAATATGCTAGGAATGCAGCACCAAAAATACTACCTATGATAGCTGTATATATCCAAAGACGATCTGTCGCCATTCTTTCAATCATATCCCACATTATTTAATTAAAATCTTTCCTGTGTAAGCATACAAGTCTTTTAGTTTATCAGAATAAAGTGTTATGTTGTGATCATAAATTCCATCAAAGAGTTGAAACTTTTTTAATGCTTTCCATCTTCCTCGCATGGAGTCTTTTAATTTTTGCCATAGAGTTAATTTACGAATATTACCATAATAATTTATATAACACAATTTACCATGATGCCTATAACCCATCAACCACAAAGGTATTACTGGAACTACATCGTTATTGTTTCTAAATCTATGATGTTCAACATCACAACCATCACGCCATTCTCTACCACCCACTCTTGGTGATCCATATGTGTATAGTATTGGATTTCTTTCTTCTAAACGACTAGCACACAATGTTGCCATCGCACCACCTAAACTATGACCAGTGATCCAAATTTGTTGCTTGGTTCTTCTGTTTAGAATACCAGAAATGTCGTTCCACAATTTTCGTAGTTCTATCTTAAATCCCATATGCACTTTACCTTCAGTCTTAGACTTTCTTTTGAAAGCTAGAAGGTCTGCCTTTACATCTGAGAATTGAGTTGGTTCTGTTCCTCTAAAAGCTATCACGATATGTTCTGAATTATGAAATATGTGACACTGGGCCCCATCGTTGTCAATAAACTTATAGTTTTTAAATCCTAGTCTAAGTATTTCTCGTTTTACTCTAGTTCCATCATGGTAAGCTAGTGCAGAAACTTCAGAAAAGAAATATGATTTCCATTCGTGATTATCAAATTCTAATTTTCACAGAGTTCAAAATATTTTTTCATCTATTTTCCGTTTCTGGTTCATTTGTTACGGCATCTTCGTAATACACAATAATTTCTTTTTGTTGTTCAATGTATCTTCTCAACTCTGCAAAGTTTTTTGATAAGTTCTCATAATCTTTTACAGATATTGCAATGTAAGAATCTGTACCATTTTTCTTTTCAAACTCTNACATAAACTCTTCAAAGTTTTCTGAAGGTGATACNACATATATTTTTACATCATTTAAATTAACAGGTTTTGGATGCACTACAATGGGTATCTTTGTTTGAACAAATTCTGTTACAGTNACAATNTCTTTTTCGGGTCTAATTGATGAACANCTACTCAGTAGGAANAGTNTTATCAGTGATAGACTCAATGTCATTCCAAAGTTTATCTGTCGCATCTTGCATCCTCTTTTCAATCAATCCTGGCTTTTTGTTTGCCAAGTGTGTGAGATCATGTTTATTCAAGGTTTCTCGTAGTTGATCCCCATATCGTTCAGCCTTTTGTAAACTTGAGTTCAAAGTATTATTAAGTTCACCAAGTCTCACAGTATCTTCACCCATTTTCTTAATGGTTTCTTGGTTTGTTTGGTTTGCAACTTCTAGTTTTGCATTGTTATCACGTAACATAGCAATAGTATTTTGGGTAGTGTCGTAATAGTATTTTGCACCGTATACTCCACCACCCAATAAACCAAGAACAATTAATATTCCATATATTTTAATCATCTACTGGCTCTTTAGTTCCAAACTTTCTTTCATATGTGTTATCACTCATGTATGCTTCAGCCCATCTATTTTCTGTAAATGTTGCAAAGTCTACTAAGTCCTCTACATAATAAAATGCCTGATCAATCCACTCGTCATGTGATTCGAGCATTTCTTTGATTTCAGCAATATCACGTTTGAGGTTAACATTTTCTTCAACAGCCATACGACTTGTCAATTCAGATACTTGTTGATTTAGGTGTGAGATAGTTTGCGCTTGTTGTGCAGTCCACCAGACAAATGCTGATACCTGTAAAACAATTGCAACTACCACACCAATACTAAATTTAGTATTCATCACTCAGATTTCCAGATTGTCCACAAACCCCAAGCAATTGCAAGTCCGGCAGCAATTTTTGCAAGAGGTGCCATAAAAAGAATCATCAGACCTAATGCAATACATACTGCACCATCCCATGATGTTCTTTCACTAATTCTATCTTTAATCCAACTAATCATAGTTATCTCCTATGTTTACTTATTCTGCCAAATGGCCCAAAGTACCCACACTGCTAATAATCCCATGATTCCTTCAGAACCTAGAGAACCTAACATTCCTGTTACGTTTGCAACTACACTCATGTCTGATGGCATGAATGGCATGTTACCTAATCCTAGAACTTCTAAGATGATAGCTAGTGCAGCAAGACTAACACCCACTTCTGCGAGTGTTGCAGCCCAACTTCTTACTTGTTTTAAAATTTCCATTTAATCTTCTCCCTTTAAGGTTTTTCCATAATTATCTTTGTTCATCACTAAAAACATCTTATCAGCTAACAGATTACCACATACATAATCTGAGAGGTAATGGAAACCAGCAAGTACTCTGCCGATTCCACATTCCTTTGCAGATTCCATTACACCATCTTTGTGTTCTGGAAACTTACTGGCGACATATAAACCAACTAATCTAGATTGAGTTGCATGACCACTTGGATAACTTTTTGTTTTATTAGTTTTACTACCCATTGGTTCAATACTTTTATCTAAGTCAAATGGTCGGATGACATTAAATTTTTCTTTGAAGTGTCCTATTGTATCTCTAGCCCCTATAACGATATCTGACATTTCACGATCATGGAATATTAATCCATGCTTTTCACAATATTTTTCTATTGCGTAAAATGCGTGTTCGTCATGGTTTCTTATAGACTCTTCATCTACTTCTGTTCTACCATTCATAATTCTTTTTAGAATTTCCAACTCTCTATCTAAGTCTGTTGGTGGATTTGGTAGTGTAATTCTTTCGTATAGTTTTTTGGGAAAAAACTCAAAATCTTCTTTTTGCATTTCCTTTGTTTTCTTTTTCATCATATCAATATATGTACGATAAACATTTGCTTCAGCAGTTTTACCCATCTCTCTTGCACGTTGTTCCATTGCAACAGCAGCCTGTATCTTGTGTGCATGAGTCTTACCAGAGTTTTTTATTTTGTTAACACTTGACCTTGCAGTTTCTACATCTTTAAATCCTAAACCATGTATAGTTCCCTTTGGATTTTCATCTGTGTATAAGTCTGAGTGTTTCTTTGATCCTGCTGGTTGACCTTTTTTTCTAGGTATTCTTGGATTGGATTGTTCTGGAACAAATGTAGTAAATGTATAACCACCCTTAACACGAGTCCAATCTTGTTTATAGTCTGATATATCTACCCCTGTATTTTTCTTTATGTATTTAACTGTTTCATTCCAGTTATTGTGACCATTTTTTTCTGCAACATATTTAATCAAAGAGACAATTGATTTTCTAAGCTTAGGATTTTGTATAAATGACCAACCAAATTTTATTGCTTTAAATGCATCTTCATCTTTTCCTGTTTTACGATATTGATTTAATAGTTTTAAAGATTTTACTATATTTTTAAGGTTAGTACTCGTACCACTAAAACTTTCAAATGATAATTTTTTATCTGGTGTTTTAAAGTTTTTCTTTCTCATTACAGTCTTTGCAACAAGTTCTAGTTCTCCACCTTTTAAATTAAGAACAAAGGGCATGTTGATATCTGTCTTCATATCATTAATGACAGCTTCTGCATCAGGGCCTAACTTTGCTATAGTCTTACCATGTCTCTTATATGATTGTTTAAAAAGTCTTGTGAGTTCAGCTGGAGTGATTTGTTTTACATTTCTTGAATCATTTACTCTGTCTAGAAAATGTCTTGTAAATTCAACATCAATACCCAAAGATGCAAATAATCTATCTGCATACTTTTCAATCTGATCAAGATCAGATTTTTTAATTTCTTTTTGTGATTGTGCATTAAGATCAGCCATGGGAACGTACTGGTCTAATCCTGGCCCAGTACTGCTACCACCATAATTGAATTGGGGATTTAATGCATCACCATATTCCTGTAGATGGGTTAAAAATGTTTTCATTTGAAAACTTCTTACTTTACCATCTTAAATACAGCATTTGCTGCAGCACTAAACTGACCTTTCTTACCATTAATCATTTTGGTAAGTTTAGCTTTATTGTCAGTATTAACTTTATCAAGAACTTGAATTAGAGTGGATGCTGTTGTTAAATCAACTTTCATACTGCCATCAGAAAATTTCAAAGGTTTTGCTTGTTTGTCTTTAACAATACTTCTAAGTACATCTACGTTATCTTCTGCAATAAGAGATTCACGATTGAATTGACCTACAGACTCTTTTACCTTTGTACTAAATGCACTCTTCTGTTCTGCACGTTTGGCCCTTTTGGCTTCTAACTTTGCACGATGTTGTCTGTATGCTTTAGATCGAGCATCAATTAATGCTTGTTTTTTCTTTTTCTTTGGCATTCCAGTAGGGTTCATGTCTACACCACTACCAGCTCCAGCAAAATTTGTGGGTGCATCTTCATCTACAGGTCTTCCTGTATACGCACTAATCTCTTTCCATTTAGCTGTCATCTTTAATGTCCTCCAAACTTACATATATTTTTTCTTGGGATGCAACGTGAATAACAGGAAATATTTCAACACCCAAAACTGTATCTACTGGTGATTCGTCTTCGTAAGCTTTGACTTTATCACCTTCTTTTGCAGATAATTCTTCTTCCTCATTATTTAGTATATCATTTGTTAGAACATAATCACCTTTGGGTAATACTTCACCAAAACCTATAACTTCTTCAGATATACTATCATCAAATTCTATGTTATTCTCTTTAAGAAACTTTACAAATTCTTTTTCAAAAACATCAGGATCATCTACAGATTCTTTAAAAGTATCTTTCAACAAGAACAATGCAGCTGCATATGTACCAACCTTGGTTCTTAAGCCAGGCACTTTACCAAAAATCTTTTTGATATTAAAAACTAATTTGTGGAGGATTGTATATGAATTTTTTAAATCAGTTGTTGCTAATTCTACTGCTGGTTTGGTAGAATTAGGTTTTTTTATACGATTACCTTTTTCATCAATAATACCATTCTTAAACGCATCTGTTTTTTCAAACGGAGTCGTAAGTAGTTTTAGAAATCTGTAGGTAACAAATAAATCAATCGCCCTGCCCATTATAGTTCCTTTAATACTTTGTAAACTTTTTCGTTTTCTTTTACATTTGGTAACTCATCAGTCACTAGTATATTTAGGAATAATAAAAATGATTTTAAGGTAGGCCAATATTCTTCTTGTATTTTATATAATAAAAGTGTTGCGACTGCATCACTACCAAATACATTATGTAAAACAATTAAATGATTTAGTAATAACCTCTCTTTTAAAATTCCTGTATCATGGTATTTTCTAAGAAGTCTTTTAATATACTTAAATCTTTTTAAATCGTCTTCAAATTCTTTTTCACCCTCACATTGAGGATT